CTTGGTAAAAGCCGGCTCTCGCATAACTTTCTCCTTGAGATCAGGCGTCGAAACGAAATCTTCCATCTTCTTCATTCTAGCATTAAATGCCTCAACTGTCTTAATTTCAGGGAACAAATGATCATTCGTTATATAAAAATACAAATGATCCACTATCCCCTTAAAATCAGAAATAATAGTATCAGATATTGGAAGACCACGTCCAACAATGGTCATAACAGATGAAAATTTAGAAACAGACTTAACGTCCAAAACAGCAACAACAACACTTGCAATAGCACACAAGGAAGTCGTCGCACCTAAAAATTGAGCGTCTATAATCTCTGACTGAAAAAGAGCATCAATAGAATCATCAAGTGATCTTCTCATTTTTATATGAAACACTCTCTGAAAGAACATTGCCAAACCTAATTTCATCAATTCAGCACATATGGAAAAACTTTTCCAAAGGAGGGTGGCAAAAGCACAGATAACGAGTACGCAAATAATATCTACTAACATCGAATTCGTATATCCGACCATCTTCCACCATTTTTCAACCCATCCTCTGATCTTTAGATAAACATCATGGAGAAAATCGTAAATCTTCGTAACAAATTCACAATCCAATCCTTTTACAATGCCCTCTATCACATCTCCAATGTGCTTTGGCCAATCCAAAATAAAAGAAGTTACATATCTCTTCACTTCTTCTCCAAAAACGTTCATAATTCCGGGACTAGCTTCTTTCACTACATCAGCTACAGACTCATCTATTGCTCGTCGCATAAAACCTTTCATTTGAGCATAAACGGGCTGTTCGCCTCTTGATATTTGATAAGTTCTGAGGGTCTTATTATAACATTCAGAGACCCCTGCTAATAGAGAGGTAGAATACCTATCCCCTCCAAAAACCTTAACAAACAATTTGAGATCTCTAATCCAATAAGAAAGAGAGTTAGAAGTATTTTCACCCTGACCTTTCAAACAATATGAATAGTCATTATTAATACGTGGGATGAAATATGCCTGCTTAATAACTCGATCTATAAGAGTAGCAAATGTCAACAAATTTCTCGGGGCCTTAAACCAGCCCAAATTAAACATAATTCGAGAAAATTTGACAAAAGCTCCTCGCATCTTAGCAATAGAGAATTCCTGAGAATTGAACCCTGTCAAAATTGGGAATAACATTCTCATTCTCTGTTCCTGCTTCCTATTATAAACTGGATGTCGACAAAAATCACATCGACCTTGAGATCCTGGTTCAACAGATTCATTTCTATCAAATCGTTGGGAGAGAGACTCGCGAATATACTCGCTAGCCTCTATCTCCTTCTTCTTCTCCGAACGAGAAACTCGCTCTTTCTTCATCTGAGCAGACACCGCTAGGCGCCTATCCAATTTCAGAACTTCGCTTGCATCATCGGCCCATTCCTCAAAGGAAACGGACTCATCAAAGTTCATATCTCGCACAGAGCGATCAAAAACTTCTAATGTTAAATAATCCAAAATAGTTTTGGGTCGGGTTGGCAGAACCAACCCTAAATCATTTTCCGACAATAAACCCTCCATGGTTCATATAATTGTAATTTCATTGGGGTTGTGTGCCTCGTAGGTCTTTTATTTTTGCGACGTCATCACTGTCTTTTCTTTTATAATTTTTAGTCTTCTGACCGGAACTATCCGTATCAGGTCTTTTACATAATATTTTTAGGTATTTTTGTTTTTACATATTTAATAAGCACTACATCATAAATTAGTCAATAAGTTAACCAAACTTCAAAATTAAGGTATTCCTACTCCTAGACATTCAAAAAAACAACCTCTTAAGAATTTTCCAGCTACGAAAAATTCAAGATCATCTCGATGAATGTTTAAAAACAAGACTTTTGCTAATATAACTACCGAATCCATTCTCGGGTCTTGGTTGCGCTGCACCGTATAATCGTGCGTTCACACTGCCACTAGATTTTCCGAAAACTTACGCCATTCTCTGGCTATCAGCTTTTACAAATAACAATTCAATAAATCCAAAATAAGATTAACATGGGCTCGGGCGGCCCTATCTTTCATAAAATATAATAATAGAAGTAAAACCTCGACAAGTACTAAATGATCATCTACGTCAGTAGACAACGATAATCTAACTTGCGTCAGTCGCTATAACAAACGACAAAACATAAAATAAAGAATACTTGGATATTTGATATATAATACAAACAAAGCGACTAATGTCGCACCACATAACCTATAATAGGTCACTTCACCTCGTGAAGTGTTACTCGTGACATACAAAATGTTGTCCGATTAATAGTGGTATACTGAAGCTGCGAAACAGCTTCCCTTTCTACGCAGTTACGCATTTTTAATACGTAACACGTTGGAGAATCAACACAAAAATGTGGATCTTCACTAAAAAGTGGCGCTCTACAATATCATAGAGCTGTTCGCCTTGCAGGCGATGAAATGCAATTACTACATCAGCAGTAAATTCGTAGGATACTATGTTCGTTAAAAGTCAATGCAATCAATGACTAGACTTTTAATTAGTATACTCCAATTCGAAAGTAC